GGTGTAGTTTTATGAGAATCTGTATGAATAGAATAATATCCACCCATATCATATCTTAAAAGATCATATCCACTATCAGAAATTAATTGGCAGTGTGGAAATTCTTCAACATATTTTTTAAGGGTATTACCAGAATGTTCAAATAATAAGGTATCGATTTTCTTTCTGGTTTCTAAATTTTTGTTGATAACATTTGCCATCGACAATCCAATAGTATCACAATTGCGAACGAATTTATTTACTTCTCCGTTTCCTGTTCTACTTGGATTCCAATCTTCACAATTTTTATACTCTTCTAAAATCAAATCACAAACATAATCTGGAATTGCAGAGTAATATATTTTAATGTATTCATCCAATGGATTTTTACTCTTATAATTTTCAGTTTTTATCATCACTTCTGGACTTTTTTTAATCTCATTGAAGTTGCAAAATTTTCTATTCTCTTTATCAAAATACAAGGCAACATTAGGTCCTCTACTTCTTACATAATGTAAAAATACTTGAGTGCAATAATTTCCTTTTAATTCTTCTCTCCAATGAGGTATATCTATGCCCAAGTAAAGAAGACCATCCCCTGGATTTAAAATGATTCTTTTTTGCTTTTTATTTGGTGTCATGACCCAAATAGGCCAAGATACATCAGAATCTAAATTGATAGTTATTGATATTTCACATTCTTTTCTGTCAGTATGCGATGGTAAAGTGCTTCCTTTTTCATATACTCTAGCATAACTATAAGTTGGTAAAACAGTTTCGCCAATAATAGATGATACTTCAGGAGTTTTTTCACAAAGTAATTCTAAAAAAGAAATATAGTCATATTGAGATTTTGAAGTCGGAACTTGCTCATCTCCATCTATATTATTTTCTTTACATACTTGTGCAAATTCTTTGGATAAATTTTTTGCACGTTCCGAACATATAAAATTTGGTATTATAATATATCCGTTTTCAACTAAAGATTGATTCATAATAAAAGTAGTTTATTAATTGTCTGGAATTTCTGCAGCGTCTACTTGTTGTTCTTGTTCAATAAGTTCTTCAATTTCATTTACAATTGGGGTGTCTTCGTCTTCAAAAAGCATTTCTAAGTTAAATTCATCTTCCAGAAGACTTAAATCAAAGTTTTTAAAGTCTTGAATATCTGAAGACTCTTCAATTTCAGTTTCTTCACCATCTTCTTCACTATCATCCTCTGTTGGGTCGAAGCTATCATCAAATAGAGATGGATCAATATTACTATCAAAAATAGTCATGCTGTCATAACTTTTTTCTTTAGATTCATCCTCAATTGCATTTTCTGCATAATAAAGATTAAGTTGATTCTCTTGAACTTTATTATAGATTTGTTCTACTTGTAGTTCGAATTCTTCTTTAACTCCTTCCAAATGCTTATCTTGTTCCTTTAGCATTTGTTCCAATTCAAATTCATGATTCTTTTGCATCACATCTAATTGAAGTTCAAGTTCCTTCATGGCATCTTCCCATGTCATCAATTTTTCTTTTTCAATTTCTGCAAGAATCTCTTGTTCCTTCATCCACTTCTGATATCCTTCAGTGAACAAATCTACATATTTTTTAATTTCTGATTTATTTGTAATTTCTTTATTTGGAATTGGTGTAGTATATTCTAATTCCCCCTTATCTCCATTCCACTGAATTGCGTGAATATCAGTTTCCTCAAAAGGCCAGTTTTCAGCAAAATACATTCCTTTGCCATCAACACTGATAAATTTGTCAGGGTAAATAACAGTTACTCTCATTGATCTGTTACCTCTTTTACATCTGTTGGTAGAATTTTATTTGTGTTTTCATCCATAGTTGCTTGAAGCATTTGTGCTGCAGCAGATAAAACATTAATGTTGGTTTGATTTGCTTTAACCATTTCATTTCTAAATGATTCAACAGCAGCACCTGTAGACCTTTGTTGCTGAGAATTTTCAATTAACATCATAGGAAGCCAAGTAATAGCACACGACCATTCATCAACTTCTTGCCCTGTATTAGGATTTACGCCTCTGACTTGAGTATACCAAGAACATTTCAATCCAATACAATCTTTTTTAAGAAGAGGACAATATTTTCCATTCTCAATTTTCATAATTAATACACGGGATTTTAATAATTAGTATAACATATTTATGATAATGTGCAAATAATCACATCAACATATTGCACACTAAGATCTGTAGTGCTAGTAATATTAGCATTTAAGTTTAGTGTACCAGACCAAGGATGTGTATGAGAACCTCCACCAGTAGATTCTAGCATACCACTAGTTGCAACACTACCAAAAACAGTTCTAGAACCAGCATTACTGAATGGAGTTGCAGAAGAACCTCCATTTGAACCCATAGTTCCTTCATGAGTGTGATTTGGAAGTTGTCCTAATGAAAGAGTAGTATTACCAACAGTACCACTTGCGGGATAAGAACCAGCAAATGGGAAAGATACTTCAGTTCCTGTAGATATAAAGGCATTAGATGCTGAAATTGTTCCACCAGAAACTCCACCACTTCCACTAACAACTCTTAACATTTTATTATTTTGAGTTGTATCTTTTACCCAACCAGTTGGTGCTTCTGCTTGATAAAATACCTTTTTAGTCCCCGCAGGATACATCCAATAAAAAGATTCAATTATATTGGTGAAATCAGTTAAACTAAATCTTATCCCGCCACTAGTTAAAGATGCCATATTAATCGAAGCTGCAGATAATTACATCTATATATTGGACTCTTAAATCCAAAGATCCAGTTGCAGTTGAAGTAATCCCAACACTTCCCGTAAAGGGGTGGTTGTGTGCTCCTCCTGTTCCTGTAGGACTTACTACTCCACCAGTAGCATTAGTTCCTGGAGTTCTAAATGAAGCACCACCAGATGCTGCAGAACTAGTGCCACCAGTTAAGCTATCGTGAGTATGATTTGGAATTTGCGAAACAGAAAGAGTTGTATTACCAACTGTTCCAGCAATTCCAGCACTAACACTAATTGGAATACTGAGATTTTTTAAATTAGAAGGGAATGCAGAAGTAAATGTTATTCCTCCTGCACCAGATACTCCACCATATCCAAATCCGCCACCAGTCCCACTAACAACTCTAAGTGCCTTATCATTATGTGTTGTTACTTTAGTCCACCCAGTAGGTGCCGAAGCTTGATAAAAAATTGCTACTGATGATTGTGCTATAACATCATATCTTGAATTTAATGACGTACTATCATTAAATAGAATACCAGTTGCGGTTAATACTGCCATTTTATAACGATATTATTTTCTTTTATTTACTTATTTATTGTAATTTTAATTCTCCTTTATCCAGAATCCATCTACAGTCATTTCCCACCCATCAGCAATCATATCCTGATAAGTTTTTGGTGCATCTTCTTTTACTTTTTTTATTGTAAAAGTCTTGTCGCCATTATCAACCCAAAATACTTGGTCACCTTCTTTTAAATTTGCAGCATGTAAAAGATCTTCTGGAAAAGAGATAAAATAATCACCAGATTCTGGATCATATTGTACAGGTAAAGACCATTTGATTACTTTATCGCTCATTATTTTTAAGTTGATTTAAATAATTTTCAATCTGCTCTGTTAAAATTTCTGTCAATTCCTCTTCTGTTTTTGTACTTAACCAAGAGTATGCTGGGTCATCTGAGTCCCATTCAACGGTAAAACTACCATCTTTTTCTTCAGTTACTCTTAAACTATCTTTTTTATTTGTCATCTTCTTCCCAATTAGATTTTTCTTTTTTACGAAGTTTTTTAAGTTCTTTCAACATCTCTTTGATTTCCTGATATGCAATTTCAGGACTCATTTTATCTCCAATTTCAAGTCCAACTATCAGTTGAACTTTATCTCCAAAACGAGCAAGTGCTCTTTCGAATTCTGTTAAAGACTCGTACATTAAGTGTCTCCCAAACTAAAGTTCTTTAAATCTAACACTGTAGGATTAATTTTGTCAATTTGTGCTTGTAGTCTGTTCTCCATCTCATACATTGCATTTGACATACAAACATTTTCTCTTTCAAGATATCTTATTCTAGAATGAAGGTTTGCAATTTCATCTGCGAGAGAAATTCTTTCATTCTTCCTATCTACCAAATTTATATTATAAGTTTTTAAGTCATAATCTTTTAAAAAACGATCAAAAAATTTATTGAATATATTTTTAATCATTATTTTATCCCTATCTCTTTTAAATATGCATGATATCTTAAAAAACTTCCCATTCTACAAGGAACTCCCAA